ACAATATCTATTTCTTCTACGGTCATTTTCTCACCTCTTTTCTTCTTTCATCATTAATCTCATCCTTCTTGTAATTTCTTCATTAGATTGATTTTCATTTTCTTTTTTAGGGAATATTTTCTGAAATATCGTTAATAAAGAAATTATTTTTGGTCTTCTATTACTCATGGCATCTGCCATAATTAGCTTATTTGTTACTTCTTCTTGTATTTGTATTTCTTGTCTTAATTCGTCCATAATTTTAGTTAATCTCACTTGAGTAAATATATTTATTTCTCTATATGTGCTATTCCAAAACTCCTCTGGTTTCATACCTAAATAATAACAAAGAGGTTCTAATGAATATATTAATTCTCTAATTGTACTAGTTTCTTTTATATTTTTTACAATATCATCTATACTTTTAATCCTTGAAATTCTTGTTCTGCTGCTTTCATAATTGCTTTTTCTGCTGAGTTCTTCACTACTTCTTCCATATCTATATTCGATAAAGGATTTGATATCGCTTCTTTTAATTTCTCTTTGCTTCTCTTCTTTATAAAAAAACCTTCTTCATTTATAGCCTCAGCTAGTTCTTCAAACATTTCCTCATAGCTTTTATTATTTTCTTTTAAGTAATCATCTATAAAATCATATACTTCTTCTGAGTTTCTAAATGGATTTTTCTTTTCTTGGTTTTCAGCAAGTGAATATACAATTTGAGACAAAGCTACTATGTCGTAATCTTTCATAGCTTTAAAATAAACCTCTTCAAAATTTTTACAACCTGCTTTTCTATTAATATCTACTATTTTTTTAGTTCTAAATACTAATTCTATTGTTTGTTTTTTTGTTTCTAATTTCATTTTATTTACTCTCCTTTGCAAAAGAGAGGAGACTTTTTATTGAGTCTCCTCCTATTTTTTATATTATTTATAATTATTCTGCTAGTGTCGGAAATCCTTTACTTTCGTTTATTTCTGAACTTCTATATATTGTTAATTTTGATTTTAACATGTCATCAATTGCTATTTCTGACATACCAACATAGCATGTTCCTGTAAAGTACCAAGTTAATGGTTTTCCTTCTTGTGAAGCTGTACTTTCTGGTAATTGAATAGCCCAATATCCGTTTGTTTTTGCATTTTGAACAACTTTTAGTTCATCATATTGATCTTCTTTAAATAATATTTCTATTTCTAAACTTTCTGCTTTTTGTCTTCCTTCTGCTTGTCTTTCATCTGGTATATCTAAAGCAGAATATGAAATTCCTTCTGGTGCTGTCATAAATTGTGGTATACTTTGTACAAAAGCAACCTGTTTTCTTTTTGTTTCATCTATTAAATCTTCTAATGTATCTGCATGAAATAATTTTGTCATTGTACTTGTTTTTGGTTCTAACATTTTAAATTCCTCCTTAAATTTTTCTTTTTACATAAATGCATTTGTTAATCCGTTATATTTAACTTCAAATGTCATTATCATTTTATGTTTTTTTGTTTTTTCGTCAAATATATCTGGTGTTGTACTTATTCTTATGAAATTATATTCCAGTAATATTTGACTAATTTTTTCCATCATTTGCATAACATTATATTTTTCATTTTCCCAACATTCTATTGATACCTGAAATTTTCTTTGTATTATTTCATTATTATACTGTTTACTAGTACTTTCTAGTGGCGTATTAATTACTATTACTGGAAATTCAGTTTCAATAGTTGGGTTAGTGAATATAATGTTATATTCTAATAATTCTAATTTTTTATAAATTAGTTTTGTTAATTGTTCTGTTGTAAAATTACTTACCATAATTTCCTCCAAGATTATTTGCAAATTTCTTCTAATATTTTGTTTATTGCTCTCGAACAATTTGCTAATTTTATTGTTTCTTCTTTTAGCTTATAAGCATTTAATTCAACTAATGCTTTGTATTTTTCAGATTTTTCTTTTTCTAGTTGATGTTGAATTTTTTTGTTATTCTTCTTTTTAACTTTTCTTTCTTCTGTCCACTTTATTTTAGCTGTTTTAATTGATTTAGTTACTTTTGTATCATATTGACTTTGTAACTCTTTATCTTCAGCTAATAATTCATCTAGTGTTTTCTTTTTTATTACATCTTCTTTTGTTGCTTCTGCCCCAATTTCTTTTTCTTCTTTCATTTTTCTCCTTGTCCCAATTTGTTCTACTAAGCCCAAATTGTTACTAATATTCTGTTGTTCTTTACGCCTGCAATCAGTAAAAAGGCAATAGAAAAGACGTACGTCTACGTCTATAATTTTATAATTATAAAACTTAGATAACTGATTTTTACTTTGTTGATTTTGTTTATTTATCTATTTTACTTATAACATAGTTTCAATATTTGATTCCATTGGTTTATGTGGGTTGTTTATTTTTTTATATTTTTGAATATAAATATAGTGCCTCTCCATGTAATTCACACGCATAATCCCTTGAATATCCTATTTTTTCAGCTACTTTATCCCAAGTCATTCCTTTAGTGTATCTGTAAAACAATACATTTTTATATGGTTGCTCAACTTGTTCAATCTTGTCATCTATTCTGAATTTGTCAAATAAAACTTTTTTCATTTTCTCGGTACAATCTATTTTAAGTTCTTCAAGTTGACTTATAGCATCACCAAATTTATCTGTGCTTCCTTTAGATGAATTTACTTTAATTTCTGAATACGTTATTGTTATTTTTTCGACTTTGGCTTTTACTTCTTCTGCATCATATAATTTATCTTCAACATATTTAATGTTTTCCTTATATTCATTAAGTTCTTTCTTTGCTTCTTGAATTTTAATTTTCTCTTCTTCTGATAATATTCTTTTTTTACTCATATTTTTTATTTCCTTTCTCTATTTCTTTTGTTTTAACTCTTTCTTTACTTGACCTTTGCTGTTTATTTTATTACAATATTTAAAAAGATATTTTATAATCTTTGTTTTTTAAGAGATATTATAGTTTGACGGCTGTATATCTCTTTTTCTATGCTATTTTTCATTATGTTCCATAAACTAATTTTTTTCCTTGATAATTGATAAATTATACCTTGAAGTAATACTCCTATTACCACTACTTTAATAAGTTGCCATATTGTTATTAGTCCACAGGCTATTGCATCTAAAACTATTTAACTCACCTCCTTTACAATAATATTAGAATCTTTTATTCTTTTTATGTTCAATTATACTTTTAGTGAACTTTCAGGATAAAAAAATTTTATCTATATTACATTTTGGAAATTTATTTTTTAATCTTTCTAAAAATTCAAAACTTGGATTTCTTATTCCATACTCTACTGCTTTATAATGTGCAACTGTTACAGCTAGTTCTTTTGCTATCTGTTCTTGTGTTAACTGTTTTTCTTTTCTAAATGCTTGCAATTTTTCTCGTTTCATTTTTATCCTCCTTTCTTGTTTGCTCATAATATATTATACTTTAAGTGAACTGTCAATAGTTTTCCTAATATTTTCTTCAGATCATTCTCACTCTAAGAAAACTTTTTTAAGCAAATATATTGAAAAGTATGCTCTGAGTATGTTATACTATCTTTAAATTTGGAGGTTACTTATGAACAGGATTAAAAGTTTGAGAGAAGAATTTGGATATACTCAACAGGAGCTAGCAAACAAACTTGATGGTGCTAAAAGTACTATTGCCATGTATGAAAACGAAACTCGTAAACCTAGCTTAGACATATTAGTAAAATTATCAGAGATATTTAAATGTAGTATAGACTATATTTTATGCAAATCAAATGTACGTAACTCTCAAGAAATACAAATAGATACAGATAAAATAAATATTGGACTTTCTGCTAATGATTATGAAAATATAACAGATAATCAGAGAAAACAGATTGAAGAATTTGCTAAATTAGTTTTGAAAGATAATTTAAAAAACAAAGATAATAAATAA